TTAACCGTGAATCCAAGCCAGCCTACCAAATCGGTGTACTCCGAAACACAACAAGATGGCAAGACGATGTCATCACCGAAGACAGAAACATTTGAATCGTCTATGCCGTTAACTTCGCAGATTGCGAGAGCGGCACAGACAAATATCAATGATTCTAGCTCAAAGGTGAAACCATTACCCATCGTACTGAATTTTTCAGCACGTTGAGTTTTCCCATCTAGTGTGTAAAACTGACTACGGGCCGCATTCAACACCGTAAACCAGACTGGAGGTAAAAGTAATTCTACCACAGCTCGGCTTATTGTATCAGACGCAGCTTTGAAATCAATTGTAGCTAAAGAATCATCGAGACTGCCTAAATAGGCACCACGTTGATTCTTCAAGTCACTATTGAGATTGTAGCCTGCGAACCGTAGACGCCTTCTTAGAACCTTACCAATGCCAAGCTGAACCCAAATATTTAAACCGGGTTCGATGGCAATGGTTCGATCTGTTTTAGCGTTTTTCGGCACAGTGATGATATGATTACCCGCGCTGAACTTAACTTTGTCCCAAGCCTTCCATAGTGGAAAGGCGAGTTTCATCGTTTCGCCGAACAGGTAGTACGCATCGCGTGTTATTTCACACTCGACGTCGAACTTCCGAGCACCTGAGGTATCGTTTCCCTTTATGAGTTGCGACACACCAGGCCCCCAGCTGCAAGATTGAAGAACTTCGTCAATATCAAACGTACCAAGGACTCGCTCAATTTTCCGAACGAGAGTTGTTAAAACTCGCTCGCCATCGGGGTAAATTTTCCCAGATGAGAGATAGTCCCGAATACGTTGATTTGACACTTTGCAGGTTTCCTCGGCTTTTACAAAACCGAGTAGAGCAACTTCTTTACGGTCAATGGAAGTCGGAAGACCACCATGTTTCCTTAGGAAGCTGATCGCTGCAAAATCATTTCGAAATCGGTCAACGTCGTTGTACGAACGCGGATCGATATCCTTCTGGACAAGTTGGTCGTACTCTTCGTACTTGTATAACAAGTAGCAAGAGAGAGCGATTGGCGTACCCAGAGAAATGAAGAAGTCTTCAATTACCTTCCGATTTACGGTAGGATGCAGACGGAAACTCCGGAATTCTTTCAGAGTTTCGGCACGACTTTCAAAATGTCGTGTTTGGTGATTGCACCGAGACTTTTGCTTAGGCATATAAACCTCTATATCAAGATCTGCCTTCTACTTAGTAGATAGGCATCACGTTGTCGACGACGTCTTCACCCAGTAACTCGAGAGCTTTCTGCAGAAAACCGCGGACAAGCGAACGAGAAGCAAAGTTGGACTGAGCCGGCGCGATGAACGTTACGTCAGCGGTAGTGATGTAGTCAAGAACAGGAAGATCGTTCCCACTTGCATCACTTTTGCACATCGGTAG